GCAGAAGAAAACAAGCCAAAACCAAAGGCAAAAAGAAGAAGGAAAAAATGAAGCAGAACCAGAAGCATGAAAACTATGGCCTGTATATCACGCAAAACACCTACACGATGAAGTGGCATACATTCAAGCGTGAAGATGCTGCTAAGTATTGGACCGGAAAAGACTGCAAACAGGGCATTGGTGACACACCACAGAAGGCATTAAGCGCATACAAATACTAATGGCCAAGAAGAAGTATATAGAATCACCAGAAAAGATGTGGCAATTGTTCCTGGACTACGGTGTAGAAGTTGCTGAACATCCAATTACTGTCAAAGATTTCATTGGTCCGAAAGCAATTACTGTGCATCGTGAACTGCGAAGGCCATTGACAATGGAAGGATTCGAAAACTTTGTGGCAAACGAAGGATTGAACGAAAGTTTGGAGCATTATTTCGCCAATAGTAATGGCAGTTATGACAAGTATTGCACTATCTGTTCGCGTATACGTAAGAACATCCGACAAGATCAGATTGAAGGTGGCATGGCAGGCATATACAATACAAGCATTACACAGCGATTGAACAACCTAACTGAAAAGCACGAAGTAACACATCGTGAACAACCATTGTTTGGTGATGATGAATGAATCAATTCGTCTACACAACGGCAATCAAGAAGATTCGCAAGCTGACCAAAAGGAAAAAGGTCATTCAAGGTGGAACTTCAGCAGGCAAAACATTCGGCATTCTTCCAGTTCTGATTGACAGAGCAGCCAGAACAGATGGCTTGGAAATATCTGTGGTGTCTGAATCTGTGCCACATCTTAGACGTGGTGCCATGAAGGACTTCTTGAAAGTGATGCAAATCACAAACAGGTACAATGATGCTGCATGGAACAGGTCACTATTGACCTACACATTCGGCAATGGTTCATACATTGAATTCTTCAGCGCAGATCAAGAAGCAAGGCTACGTGGTGCCAGAAGGCATATCTTGTATGTCAATGAAGCAAACAACATTCCATTCGAATCATACTACCAATTGGCTATCAGAACATCTGATGAAATACTGATTGACTTCAATCCAACCATGCAGTTCTGGGCGCATACAGAAGTGCTGCAAGAAGATGATTCTGAGCATCTGATTCTGACATTCAAGGATAACGAAGCATTGCCAGAGACTATCAGAAAGGACATCCAGAAGGCTGAACACAAAGCAAAGGAATCAGCCTATTGGCACAATTGGTGGCAAGTATATGGACTTGGCAAGATAGGCAGTCTGCAAGGTGTTGTCTTCGATGGTTGGAGCCAATGCGATAAATTACCAGATGATTACAGGTTCAGATGCATTGGCCTTGATTGGGGCTACACGAATGATGCAACAGCCATTGTTGAAGTAAGGCAATCAGATGGCAAGCTGTGGCTGAATGAATTACACTATGCAACAGGAATGAGTAACAAGGACATCAGCAATGTCCTGGATGGATTCAAAGGCATTGAAATCATTGCAGATTCTTCAGAACCAAAATCCATTGATGAACTGCGAAGGTATGGCCATCGTATCCGTGGAGCAGTCAAAGGCAAAGATTCCATCATGTATGGCATCAACCAAATGCAGCAGGTGCCAATGATGGTGACATCATCATCAACCAACTTGATAAAGGAACTGCGTGGCTATGTATGGCAGACAGACAAAACAGGTGCATCATTGAATGTTCCTGTGGACCATCACAATCATGCGATTGATGCAGCAAGGTATGCAGTCATGTCCAAATCAATGTCAACCGGAACCTACGCAGTCAGATGATTCCTTTGGCAAGGTTGGAAAAGGAACTGAAGCAAATGACCTTTCCAGAGCAGGTACGAATAAGCAAGTGTGAACTAATCACCAATGTGCCACAGATGATTGACAGCCACATCAAGATATTAAAAGGCAATCCAGGCAACAGGCTGTATTTGCCATATTATGACAGGCTGATTCTACTTAGGTTTGCAGCAGATACAGAATGAACTAATTGCTATTTATAAACAGATGAACGAAATCAATATTCCATCAAGTTGGTCCGAAGTGACTGTGGAGCAATTCGCAGCATTGCAGAATGTGCTGAAGCATGATGACTTGGAACAGTACGAAAAGAACGTGGCAATCATCAGCATCATGTCTGGATGGTCAGATGCAGATGTCAGGAAGATCACGTTGAAATCATATATTGATGTGATGAAATCATTGGCATTCCTATCATCAGCAGTTGAAGGCAAACTGCAAAAATACATGATGGTCAACGGCAAGAAGTACAGAATTGAATCAGATGTGGAGCAGTTAACAGGTGGGCAATATATCACATTGATGCATCTGATGAAGGACCAGGACAAGGTGATGGAAAACATGGCCGAGATTCTGGCTTTGTTTTGCATACCATCAAAGAAGAAATGGTTCAGATGGACAGATGGCACCTATGATTCAGACAAGCACAGCGAAGTTGCAGAAGATATGAAGGCTGCAAAGATGGATGTTGTCTATCCATTAACAGCTTTTTTTTTCGAAAGTTACAAGAACTTCGCGCACAATATGCAGGTCTTTTCAGCACTAACGGCCAAGAAGGAACTGAAGAAAGCGGCCAAGCAGTTGAAACATATGAAAGCAGATTTGGATGGATCGACCTTGTCAACAATCTATCAAACAATGACCAGAGCAAATGGAACCATTTCTTCGATCTTAGGATCAAAGAATTCTTTAATGTCATTACTTTCTATCGAGAAAAACAAGCACACGATAGGCAACAAAATATTCAACAGCAAACAAGATTAAGGAATGGCATTTGACAAGTTGGTTGACACATTGAATGGTTTCCGCAAGGCATACACTAATGCATTAGGCAAATCAATCACCAAGCATCATTTGGTGGCAACCGGAAAACTTGGTGAATCAGTCACACTACCAAAACAGCCAAAGGTCAAAGTGTTTGGTGGCATCTACAATATGGCCATCACAATGGAAGACTATGGCCTGGACCTTGACGAAGGAACAAAGCCACAGGGCAAACGGCCAAACAGATTCACTATGTCTGAAAATTATGGCGACATTTATGATTGGTTGTCTATTCCAACAATCAAAGACAAGATAGGTGGATTCAAAGGCAGTTCAGACACAGCCAAATGGTCACAGTCCAAGCACGAAGGTCTGGCATTTGTTATATCACGAAACCTGCAAAACTATGGTTTACGGCCAAGGAATTGGATTGATCCTGCAATTGAACCAATCAACAGAAGTGTGCCATCAGAAATTGAAGAAGCCATTGCAGATGATGTGGCATTGACTATGGAACAACTGAAGAAATTTATCGAATCACAAAGCTAAGATGGCAACACTAATTGTTTATGCAAACGGCCAAAGCCAAGAACCAACTGAATATTCATTGGCCTACAATGACAACAGGTATGTGATAAGCAGCACACAGTACACACCAACATTGCGTTTCCGTGTCAACATTCTGCCATTGAACTATCCTGTGGCACCTGCCATTGCATCATTGGTTGTATATCCAAGTGTAGGAATTTATCAAGGAACACCATTTGAAAACCATGCATGGTTTGATGTCTCAAGAATTATGCAATCATTACTGTCACATGATGTCAACATACCTGCTGCTGACCATCAAGCATTCGCAGCCAATGGCAATAGTCATGCTGAATACTTTCTGAGCATCCAAGAAGAAGACATTGATCCAACAACTGATAGGTATGTGCAGGTTGGTGTCACAATATTCAAACCAAAAAGTGTGTGGAATGGTGTGCAGGCATTGACTGATTGGCTTGACTTTGACTATTCAAATTTCACAATCAACACAGCATCCACAACCAAGCGATTTCTGACATCTGCACCATCAACCAGATACGTGAACACAGACCAATCAGCGTGGCTGCATTATATTGTGACCAACAAACTTGCAAAGAAATATGAAATAAAAGCATATTCTGAATCAGATGCAGGTGGATCATTGCTTGCAACAGGTGTTGTGACATCACCATATGCAACAGCCACAACAGATTTCAACACACATTTTTGGCGGCTTCCAATTGGACCATATGACATCACCAATATTGATGCATCATTGATGACAGGCAGCACACCAACAACTGTGTTGAATGGTGCCAAAAGTTATGTCATTAGAATACTCAACACAAGCAGCGCACAGGTGTCTGAAGCTGTGACATTCAATGTTGACCAACAATGTTCTATGTATGAACCTGTCAGACTGCATTGGCTGAACAAGTTAGGTGGCATTGATTCGCTTAACTGCAATTTGAAATCAATTGATAAAACAGATGTGAAACGTGAATCATATCAGCAGCAGCATCACACGTTCACAGGATTCACATATGACTACACCAAGGCATCACGTGGACAGGTTGACTATGACATCAAGATGTCAGAGAAGCTGAAGGTGAACACAGACTACTTGACAGAATCAGAAAGCATCTGGATGCAAGATCTATTCACATCACCTGTTGTTTACAGAGAATTGAACAATGAATTGATTGCCATGAATATCACAGGCAAATCAATTGTGAAGAAGACATCATTGAATGATAAATTGATGCAGTATACTTTTGAACTTAATTACTCATTAGAAAACAGAAGACAACGTGGCTGATGTGCAGGTGTTGGTTGAAGGCAGACCAATTGACATATTTCAATTTGACTTTTCATTCAACTATGCGATTGCTGACATTCGGCATCCAGAAGAAAGGAAGACAGAATACAGTAAAACTATTCAATGTCCAGGAACACAGGGCAATGATGCCATCTTTGGACAGATTTATGATGTAAATATTTCCAATGCTTACGATTCTTCTGCTGCTAATATTGCGGCAAATTTTAATCCGAACAAGAGAGCAAATGCCAGAATAATTACTGATGGCATTGAAGTGATGGATGGCACCTTGCAGCTTCGCCAGATCACAGCCAAAAAGAATCAGTTGATTTATGAAGTGATCTTCATTGGTAAGATGGCCAACATCTTCAATGAACTTGGTGATAGTGCTCTGGATGGTTTGGATGATGATGGCAATGTGTTGATTGACTTCAGTGATTTGGATCATCAGTATGATTATGGCAGAATCACATCATCATGGACCAACACAACCGGATATGTATATCCAATGTTAGACTATGGTGTGAATGAGCCATCATACAATACCAATGGCACAAGAATTTGGTCAGTCACAGACTTTCGGCCTGCTGTGTTTCTGCATGACATTATCAACAGAATCTTCACCTTTGCAGATTTCAGTTACACATCCACATTCTTAGATTCTGCATTCTTCAAGAAGTTGATTGTTCCGTGGACCAATGAAGGCTTTGTGATTACTGAAGCAGATGTGGATGCAAGGACTGTGACAGCCAGAGCAATTGGACAGGATGTCAACAATTTGACCATTCCAAACTATCCTTTAGGACCAACAACAGACATTGTTCATGTGGAATATGATGCAGTCATAGATCCATTGAATCAATGGTCAAATACCAATGACTATTTCCAAGCAGCTAATGATGGCTTTTATAGTTTGTACAGTATCATTCAGTTCACATTGACCAGAACATCTGGTGTTCTTACAGGACCAACACCAATTGTGATGAATGTTGTCAAATATACTGCACAAGGAAACACAGTTTCCACAATAGCAACAGCACAATATGATTTGAATTTACCAACATCACCTACCATTGGAGCATCACAATCAACAGCAATTGTGGTTGATATGCCAAGTGCGTATCTGAATGATGGTGATCGGCTGTGGGTGGAATTGGTCTGTGATCCATTAGACACACAGACATACATTGTACTTGGTCAAATGGACATCACAATAGATGATGTGTCCACAGTTGAAGTGACAGTTGCAGATGAAGCAATTGTTGAAGGCCAAACGTTTCCAATGAATGCATTGGTGCCAGATATTGAAATGCAAGAGCTTCTGATGTCTGTGCTTCAGATGTTCAACCTGTATGTGACTGTTGATCCAGATGATGAACGCAATCTGCTGATTGAAACACGTGATACATTCTATGCTTCTGGAAAGGTTAAAGATTGGACCAAGAAATTGGCACGTGATAAAGATGTGACATTGCAGCCATTAGGTCTTCTAACAGGTAATGAATTTATCTACACATATGCTGAAGATGATGACCTGTACAACAAGAAATATCAGAACGGATTCGGCCATGTTTATGGTAGAGCAAAGGCAGCAGTTGATAATGATTTTCAGCTTGGCACCAATGAGACTGAAATTGTCTTTTCTGCAACACCAATGGCGAATGACAATCCAAGCAACAGGGTAATTGGCAAGATATACAATGAAGACATTGATGATGGTATAACTGAAACAGAGCACAATATCAGATTGCTATACTATGGTGGATTATTGCCATCAGATCCAGACTATACATTGAGCTATCAGCAAGGAACACCAAGTGGTCCTGTGACTGTGAACATATCACATTCATCATATCCATATGCAGGGCATTTGTCGCATCCAGGAACCAACGGAATCATTCCACAACAGGACATCAACTTTGGTGTTCCAAAGCAGTTGTTCTATTCTGGTAATGGTTACACAGGACCATTGATATATACCAATGCCAATTTGTTCAATGTGTTTCACAGAAATCATATCATTGAGATAACAAACAAGGACAGCAAGATGATGACTGCCATGTTCTATTTGGAACCATTGGACATAATGAATCTTGATTTTCGTGATCAGATACAAATCGACAATAGCTACTGGCGCATCAATGAAGTAAAAGACTACAATCCATTTAAAGAAGGTTTAACAAAGGTTGAACTATTCAAGGTAATTGTGAAGGAACCATTGAAGATTGACACATTTCAAGTTGGCATTAGCAAGAAGATTGATGATGGACTTGGCAAGGTGAATGCACCTGTTGTGAAGAAGATGCAAAGAAGTGGCAACCTTTATCCACAGTTCAATGGTGGCAAGGTGACCGGAAAAAGAAATCGTGTTGGTGATAGCAGCACAACATTCATGGTGCAAGGTAGTGACAACATCATTGGTGAAGGCAGTAGCAACATCACCATCATTGGTGACAAAAATGAAGTTGGTCCAGGAATACACAATGTGCGAATCATTGGAACATCTGGTGCCACAGTAAGCAGGTCAAATGTCACATACATGAATGGTGAAGAACAGATGAACGGCTACATCATCGAAGGTGGTGTTGATGCGATTAGGGCAACAGATGCAGGTGGCACCATTTACGTGGTGGATGGCATGGCTGATGAAGTACAGGAACAATATGGCGAATCATCTATTTATGTAGTAGATGGTGGACAAAACATAAACTAAGAAATGTCAACACAGGATTCAAGAATCAAGATTAAAAGGTCCACAGTATCTGGAACAGTTCCAACTGTGGCACCATCAACAGATCACACACAGCCATCACCTGCATGGTCAGCAACAGACATATACAAAGGTGAGCTATTCATCAACCAAGCAGACAATGCAGTCTGGTCACGTGGTGATGATGGTGTTTTCTGCATTAGTGGAAATGTGAAGAAGGTGTTGACCAAGGCTGAATTGTTGGCTTTGAATACAACACCAATCACAGTTGTGCCTGCTGTCTCTGGCTATGCAATAGAAGTGATTTCCGCAAGTGTTAGAAATCAATCGCGATTTGTTCCTTACGCAACCAATCTGAACTTGCAGCTATTGACCGACACAGCAACAGATGCACAATTTGACAATGCCAAGATTCTACTAACAACCGTTCCAGCGTTTTGGAAGATGTCAGCAGTACAAGCAACTTCAGCAACAGACACACAACTGATTGAGAACAAAGCATTGACAGCCACGATTGAAACAGGTGATCCAACATCTGGTGGTGATGAAGTGGAACTACACGTTACTTACAGACTTATACCTGCATAAACATGGCCACAAAGATAGCTGTTGAAGTAGATGTAAAGACCAAAGGTGCTACATCAGAGATTGATGAACTGAAGCAGCAGATGGAAGACCTGCAAGCCACAACCAAAGAGCTGAAAAGCAAGATGGAAGGTGGCTTCAAGTCTGCTGAAAAAGGTGCAGAAGGTGCATCCAAAGGAATGAAAGGCTTTGGAAGTTCTATTGGCAACGTATTGAAATCACTTGGACTGATTGCAATTGCTGCTGAAGTGTTCATGTTTCTGAAGGACCTATTGATGAAGAATCAGAAGGTGGCCGATGCATTAGGTGTTGTCTTCAAAACTATTGAAGTTCTTTTCAATCAGTTGTTCAAGGCTGTGGAACCTTTGGGTGGTGCATTGATGGCTGCTTTCGAGAATCCACAACAAGCATTAGAAGATCTTTGGTCAGCAATCAAAACTAACTTTCTGAACAGAATCAAAGGAATTGCAGTTGCTGCTGAAGGTGTTGGCAAGGTCATCCAAGGTGCATTCAGTTTAGATTGGGACATGGTAACTGATGGAATGCAGCAATATGGCCAAGCATTGGTGCAGGTCACAACAGGTCTGGACATTGAACAACAGAACAACTTTGTCAATGGTGTAGTTGAAGCAGGTGTGGCTGCATTTGACACGGCAAGCAAGATTCAAGAACTGACCAATGAAGTGAAATTGGCAGAAGCACAGCAACAGTTGTTGTTGTTCCAGTATCAGCGTGAAGCAGAAATTCAAAGACAGATTCGTGATGATGTAAGCAAAACAATTGGTGAACGGCAAGAAGCAAACATCAGACTTGGTGGCATCCTGGATGAACAGGCCACAGAAGAAAAGAAGTTGTTTGATAAAAGAAAAGAATTGGCAGTTCTGGAATTGTCAATCAATGAAGACAGCATTGATGCACAAGTTGAAGTTATCAATGCAGAAAAGGAATTGGCAGATCTGCGTGAACGAATTACAGGCCAAAGGTCCGAGCAATTAACCAATGCCAATGCATTGATTGCTGAAAATGTGGCATTGCTAAAGGAACAGAAGAAAGCTGCTGAAGAAGAAGCAAAGGCAGAAGCAGATGCAGCATATGCAATTGCAGGTGCAAAGATTGCAGCAGAAGATCTGTTGGAAGCATACAAGGCAGAGCGTGAATCCATGTCTGCTGAAGAAATGATGCAGAAGGAAATTGATGACGCATTGAAAGCAGAAGAATTGAAATTTCAAGCAGCAGTAAATGCAGCCACAGAAATGGGCATTCTTGAAGAAGAAATTGATCAATTGGAACTTGACCGAATTGATGAACGGCTAAGAATTGAGAATGAAATAAAAGCAAAGTATGCAGAACAGGAAATTGCATTGGAAGAAAAGATTGCAAAGGAAAAGAAAGCAATACAGAAGAAATCCAACGCAGATGCAATCAAAGCTGAAGTTGATCTGAAGAATGCAAAGATTGGAGCAGCACAGGCAACAGCTTCAGCATTGGGTCAAATTGCAGGTTTAATTCAGCAACAAGGTGAAGCAGGTGTCGCAGCAGCCAAAGCATTCGCAGTTGCAGAATTGGCTATCAACACGGCTGTGGCCATATCATCAGCAATTGCAGGTGCAACAGGTGCAGCATCTACACCACCAACACCTGCAACACCATTTCTGCAAGTGATGTACATTGCAACGATGGTTGGTTCAATTGTTTCTGCTGTGGCACAAGCACAAAGCATTCTTGGTGGTGTACCTGGACCAAGTGGCGGCAATGTCACAGGTGGTGTCAGCGCACCATCTGCACCAAGTGTGTCAACATTAGCCACAAGCACAACTGAAATCACCAATGCAGAATCAGCACAGTTGGCACCTGTCCAAGCATTCGTGGTTGAATCACAACTATCTGGATCACAAGAAAATATTCAGCAAATACAAAACCAAGCCACATTTGGACTAACAGGATAACAATGGAAAAAGACAACAAAATACCATTGGTCTATTTGACCATTGATGATGATGATGAAAGCGGTGTGGACTTCGTTTCTTTAGTTGATGAACCTGCTATTGAACGTGACTTTCATGCATTCGCAAAGGTCAAGGAACCATACAAGTTCAAAATTGAAAACAAGGAAAAGCGCATAATCACAGGACCATTTATGATTGCCAATCTTCCAATTTACAGAAGATGGGAAGATAAGGAATGGTATGTCGTTTTTACATCAGATGTGATTCGCAAAATCGTGTACAAGTTTATGAAGAAAGGTATGACCAAGGCCGTGAACGAAATGCATGAAACACCTGTGGATGATGTATTCATATTTGAATCTTGGATTGTGGATGATGTCAAAGGTGTGCCGGAAGGATTCAAGGATGTGCCAGAAGGCAGTTGGTTTGGAAGTATGCGTGTTGAAAATGATGACATCTGGCAGAAGATAAAAGAAGATGATGGCTATATGTTGAAAGGTTTTTCTGTTGAAGGCATCTTCAGAGAAGACAAAGAAATGACTATGGACCAAGAAGTGATTGATGCAGTTGTTGATGCAATTCAAAAATAAGTGGCACACATCAGAGCATTATCTATTTAAGAAAAAGAACAGCTATGAACATTTCAGAATTGGTTGGTGATAAATTGCCAGAGATCAAGAATTTACTTTTTGGAGCAGAAGAAACAGAAGCAACAGAAGAAACTGTTGAAGCTGCATTCTTAGATGCCAAATTGGTTGATGGTACAATTGTAAGAATTGAACCTGCTGTTGAAGTTGGTGCGATTGTCAAAGTAATTGATGAAGAAGCCAATGAACTTGATGCACCAGATGGTGACCATGAAATGGAAGATGGCACAATCATCAGAACGGAAGGTGCAGTTGTTGTTGAAGTAATGGCACCAGAAGTTGAAGAAGAAGCACCGGAAGCTGAAGCAGAAGAAGTTGAAGAAGAAATGGCATCAGAAGAATCAACTGAAGAAGATGTTGATGTTGATGTGAAGATGGCGGCAATTGCTGCTGATGTTGTTGCTGCTGAAAAGTTTGCAAGTGCTGAAGCAGTTGAAGCAATCAACACACGATTCGATGACATGGAAAAAGCCATTGGAATGATTACTGACATAGTTGAAAAGATGGCGGCAAAGCCATCAGTTGAACCAACTAAGAAGGTGGACAATCCATTCAGCAAGGCAACAACAGATGCAGATCTTGTTGAAAAGATGAAGAAAGCATTGAAAAAGTAAACAAGAAATTTAAACAATAAAAGAACTAAAAAATGGCATTTGATACTTCAGGCTTATCAGCCTACGTTGAAGAACAAAACTTTCCATTACTGACCAAAGCATTGGCAGGTGGACGAACAGCAGAAATGATGACCAAGCAAGTTGGTGTCAAAGGAACAACTGCGGTGAACTTAATGGATGTTGATGTGAACATGGTGGCCGATGGCTCAACTTGTGAGTTCGCAGGATCTGGTGATGTAACATTCACACAGAGAAACATTGAAGCAAAGCACGTGAAAATCAACATGGAATTCTGTCCAAAGAAATTGGAAGGATTCTATTTGAGAAGCCAATTGGCAGCAGGTGCAATCCAAGATTCAATACCATTTGAAGAGCAATTTAGTAATTACCTTATTGAAAAGATTCAAGATGAAATTGAAAAAATCATTTGGCAAGGTGATGCCACATCTGGAAGTGGAAATCTTGCAATGTTTGATGGCCTGTTAATTCCAACTGCATCATTCACAGATTGCAACACAACTGCATATGATTCAAGTGTTCTTGCATCACCATTAGAAATTGGTGACATGGTTGAAGCAATTCAGCGTGTGTATGCAATTTCACCATCTGCTGCTGTTGCACAGGATGATTTCAAAATCTTCTGTGGATTGGACAAATTCAGATTGATGTCGGCTGCTTTGCTAAGCGGAAACGGACTGACTTCTGGTGGTGGACAGCTTGCATCCTATCAGTCAGATTACGATGCATTCAGACTTGTATATCCAGGAACCAACATTGAAGTTGTTGGTGTGAATGGTCTTACAGGGCTAAACGGTGTTTATGGTGCTTCTTTGAGTAACCTTGTTCTTGGTCTTGATCTTGACACAGACACAAGTAATCTTGAAGTTTGGTATTCTAAGGACAACAGAACAATCCGTGTTGCCTGCGAGTTCATCATGGGTACGCAAGTTGCATATCCTGACCAAGTTGGCAAGGTGGCAGTTTAATCTGCATTGAATTGATTTAACGGTGATGGCAGCAATGTCATCACCATTTACTAAAAAATAAAAGAACAAACAATGGCCTGTGTATTAACTACAAATATGTTATTGCCATGCCGCGATTCAGTTGGCGGTGTTGCTAAAATATACATTGCAAGTTTAGCTGATTATGTTTCTTTGGATGCAACAGTAAGCGGTGGTGACATTACAGCATTCGCATCTGCATCAACAGTATTCTATCAGTACGAACAATTGAAGGAAACTTCAAGCGTGACTGAAACAATCAATGCAAGCATTCAGAATGGTACAGTTTACTATGCACCAGAAGTTGCAGTTGTGATTCCAAAGTTGGATGCAGCAACACGTGATGAAATCAAGCTATTGGCACAGAATCGTGTTGTGATCATGTACACAACGAACGATGAAACACCAAGCACATTTGTTGTTGGTCATACCAATGGCCTTGAAATCACAGGTGGCACAGGTGCAACAGGAACTGCATTCGGTGATATGCAAGGTTACACCTTGACATTCTCTGGCATGGAGCCATCAATGTCATTGCAATTGGCACCATCATCTGGAACAATTGCAGCAATGATTGCAACAGTTAGCAATTAAAGAACTTTCTTTTTTCTTCTCTGTCTGAAGCAGGTGTGGCCAATGTGCTGCACCTGTTTCTTTTTGGCACAATCTGTTCACATTGCTATTTAAAGAAAAGCACACACAACAATGGCAAGCACAGTAACAGCAAGCACGGCAACAGTCACCATATCAGAAGCATTAACATTAGGCGGTGTTGATCGTGGTGGCGTTCACACAAGAACCATCACATCAGTTGCAGAAGCTGACAGAAGGGTCATGACTGCACCATCATCTGGTGAAATAGATTTGATTGAATTGAACACAGCAAATGGCCAAGGCAAGTTTGTCAGATCATCTGTGAAGTACATTAGAATCACAAACCTGGATGACACAAATTTCATCCGTGTGCGATTCAAGAAAAGTGGTGCAGAAACTGCTGATGTGAAGGTTGATGCAGGTGCCACATTTATGCTGTCAACCGGAAGCATGGATGCAGATACTTCAGCAGGTGCATTCAGCGCATTTGTTGATATTGACAACATCAGCGCACAGGCAGACACAGCAGATGTTGATGTGGAATATGTTGTGTTTGCGGTGTGATAAACATCACCAGAAATAGCAGCAATGATGTAGTTGTGACAACAACCGAATACGGCACAGCAACATATTATCTTTTCGAATTGCGAAGTGATACAACAGAAGGTGTGCAATATTGCGTGGCACAGGATACATCTGCATTTCCAAACAGATTCAACAAGTTTGCAATCACAGAAGTTGGAGCAGGTACAGCAACACCAATCAATGCAGAAGTGAAGTTGGGCAATGATG